CCTCCAGCATCCCCGGCTCCTATGACATTACCAGCACAACCAACTTATCAGGTGAGACAACTCTGGGCGGCTCTAACGGCGAGCTGGTCGATCAACTGACGCTGAACAACTCGAACATTATCTACGCAGAGCGCGGTGTGTTCGCCATGGACTTCATCGGCTTCCCGCTGGTGTTCAGCTTCCGCGAGGTCTTCAGTGATGACGGCATCATTAACCGAGGCGCTGTGGCCTCGATCCCCAACGGCCATGTGGTCGTGGGCCAGAACGACATCTACTTGCACGATGGATCGCAGAAGCGAAGCATCGTAGACAACAAAGTGCGACGCACTTTCTTTAACGACTTAGCCGACACGCGATCAGTTTTCTGCCAGACCATCCCAGACACGACTGAGGTGTACATCTGCTACGCGGACGATGACGCCGCAGACTCGCAGTCTGCGAACCGTGCGCTCGTATACAACTGGACACAGGACGCTTTTACGTTCATCGACCTGCCAAACGCTAGGGCGCTGACGGTTGCTGATCGCATGGACACGTCGGGTAACTACGCCAACTCGACTGCCACTTGGAACGCCTCCAGCGACTACTGGTCAAACGTTTCGCTGGGAACGCAGGCCAACAACATTAAGCTCTTCGCCGCCGATTCCGTTGGCGACAAGATCCGCATGATGAACGACACCAACGGCCTGTCGGGCAACGCAATGCCTGCATTCCTCGAAGCCACAAAGATCGATCTCGATCAAGTGCTGGGTCAGTCAACACGCAACATCAAGCAACTCAACGGGATTATGCCCCAGATCGAGGGCACGGGAACTGTCCGAGTTCAGGTAGGCATCAGTGATGCACCGCAAGACGGTATCCGCTGGCAGGTCGATAAGACATTTAACGTAGAGGCTGATCACAAAATCGATTTCCGAACCAGCGGCAGGTACTTCGCGCTGCGAATCGAGTCCACCTCAGCGTCCGACTACTGGCGTCTGACCGGACTCGATATCGACGTTCAGGAGGTTGCTGGCCGGTGAGCTACATACCTTCAAGCACAGCCGCCGATACTGCGGTGGGCCTGCGAAGCTGGCTGGTGCAGGAGCTTAACAGGATCGCCAACGGCTTCACTGTTGCCGGTCAAACGACAACGCTGCCGGTTCTGACCGTGGAGCCATCGAAGCCAGAAACTGGTCAGGTGGTGTTCGCGGACGGGACGGCTTGGAACCCCGGCTCTGGTCGAGGACTTTATTATTACGATGCCGGATGGCAGTACATTGCATAGGACAGAACCATGATATTTGGATTCGGTAAGAATAAATCAAGCAGCAGCTCCAACAGTCAAGCGAACACATACGTTGATCCAACTCAGCAGCCGTTTCGTCGTGATTTAATGAATCAGGCGCAGCAGCTAAACAATCAAGGTATGCCCGTTGAGGGTGTTGCGGGTATCAATCCCAACCTCGCAGGCGCACTGCAAAATCAGTACATGGGCGGCAACATGCAGGCCGGTGCTGGCGCGGGTCTCATGGGGTCTGGCTCTGCTCTGGCTGGCGGGTCTGCGTCGGCCTTGGGTTTTGCAAATCGAGCAATGGGCGGTCAGGTTGATATGCCGCAAATGAGATCTCAAGGCCCGATGAGCCTCTCGGAACGAATAGAACTAGCGCGGGCGCAAGATCCGGGTGGCATGATGCAACACACCGGGATGTTCGGTGGCGGGTCTATCGTAATGGGGCCAAACGGTAGGCCGCAGATGCAATCTCAAGGCCCAGAGAGCCTGATGGGTAACTACCAAGAAATGGAAAAGCCAGCGTTTTCCAACGGGCGGCCTCAACCGCGCTTTCAACCTGCCGCTGGCCCTATTGGCACGGCATTCGGTGCGGGTAACCGATACGCCGGAGGCGTTGCAGGAGGCGGCATAGCCCAAGGATCTGGCGTGAACTCTGACATGGCTAATGAGATGGCAGGAAACGCCGTCAACGCCAACGCCGCTGTTAACCAAGGCGCAGACGTAGGATCTGCTGGACGCTACGGCGATCAGGCGATGATGGGTACAGCCGCACAGGGACAAGGGCCAAACCTTGGTATGGCCTCGCAGATTGGAGGTATGGCAGGCCAATCGGCCGGCACACAGAACCAAGGTTTCAACCCAGCGAACCTTTCAAAGTATATGAACAATGATGTGTTACAGGGTCAGATAGACGCGGCGAGTCGGGACATTACTCGCAACCTGCAACAGAAGACTTTGCCACAAATTCAAGGACAGGCCGCTGGCTCAGGCAATTCTGGTTCTAGCAGAATCGGGAACATGATGGGCACGGCAATGGGTTTGGCTGGTGAAGCGATTGGAGACATCTCTGGAAGCATTAGAGGCAATGCCTACAGCCAAGGGGTTGGTATCGAAGCAAATCGAGAGCAGCAGAACGCGCAGATGGGGCAGCAGAATCAGCAGTTCAACACCGGCCAATCCAATAGCATGTTGTCGCAAGGCATCAACACCGCTACGGGCGTAGACGCCATGAACACCGGCTATCGCCAGCAGCAGGGTATGGCGAACCAGAATGCGTTTAACCAGATGACGGGGCAAGGCTTTGGCATTGATGCGGCAACGGCTAGTCAAAACGCTGGCTTCGGTCAGCAGGCGAACATGTACAACGCGCAGGCCGGTAACGCCTTGCTGGGTCAAGGCTACGGCATTGGTGCATCGCAGCTTGAATCTAACTTGGCTCGGCAGCAGCAAGGCAACCAGTTCAACGCGGGTCAGTTCAATCAAGCAAGGCAGTTCGGTGCTGGTATCGGTCAGAACGCATTTAACACCAACCAGCAAAACCAGCAGTTTGGTGCCAGCTTGGCCGCACGCCTAGGGGCGCAGGGCACGAGCGACATGCAAGCCGGTGCCAACATGTACAACACTGGCGTGGGTCAACAACTCGCCAGTGGTCAGTATGGCAGGGACTTTGAGCAGCAGCTCCTCAACCAGCAGTTCCGACAGGGCATGGCGCCGTACAACTCGCTTAACTTCTACAACCAGATCGTTGGAGCGCCCAACAACTTGTCCAGCTCGAACACTACCAGCACGGGCAAGTCTAGCGGCTTCAACTTCAGCATCTAAGGGATCAACATGGCTAGATATTTACCGTTTGACATGCTGCGCGAGGGAGGCGATCAACTTCCTGATCTTATGGCAGAGTCGGAACAACGCCGAGTCGCTGAAGGCCGCCTGAATCAAGAGGCTGTGCTTGATCAACCGGGATTCACCAGCCAAGGGCCGCAAGATGCAATGACAATGCGTCGAGCAGGTATGTTCCAGCAGCCTGACGGCACCTTCATTGACCCATACCGATTGGTGGCTCAAGAGACACGGAGCCGCATAAATCTAGCGCAAAAGCGCAACGAGGAGCAGAAGCAGGCCATTGCCGACAGCATGTTGTTCAAGGTGGGCGACACACTGGCAGACACCGGGCGCACGTTCCTATCGCCGCTGTTCTGGCTCAAGGGCGAGGACACGACCAAGTACGACCCATCCGCTCGACTAAAGACCGGGTACCGTAATCAGTTTGATTCTTTGGAAACTTTAAGAAAAGAAAACGTCACTAAGTTCCTGTCCTCTCGCAACCAGAGGCTGGCCGCCGCTGCGACCTTGTCTAACAACCAACGCAGTCAGCAGATACAAATGATGTCTCCGCAACAAAAAGAACTGTATGGCTTTGCTCAGTCAAGCCCGGAGCGCATGGCGCTGTATAACGAAAATGACCCAGCTTTACAGCAAGCTAGTTACGACCAATTGATGCAGCAATATATGTTGAGTCAACAGAAGGGGTTGATGCTTAAAGACGCGCAAGGCCAGCAGTTCTACTTGTCTGACAATCAGGTGGGTGCTGTAGACAGGTATAGCAAGGCCTTTGTGGATCAAACACAAACGCTGCGCGAAGGTTTTGGAAACATTCAGCAACTGCTCGCTACGCCAGAGGAAGACGGCACAGGTATTACGGACGTGGCCGCCATCTTTAGCTTCATCAAGGGTATAGACCCCGGCAGTGTCGTTAGAGATAGCGAGGTGCAACTGTTCCAGCAGACTATTGGTTTGATCGAGAAGATCCGATTAGGAGCAAAGAACACAGCAGAAGGACGCGTTTTGTCTGGTACTCAAATTAAGGAGCTGAAAAAATACGCGCTGCGCCTTGGCGAGATGATGTCCCTCAAGTTCAACAACAGAAAACAAATCGCAAGGCAGCAACTGTCATCACTGGGCCTCACCAGTGAAGAGCTTCAAAACAACTACCTTGGCGGCTACACGGCTCCTAATTTGCAGTATGAAGAGACGGGAATGACTCTCGGCCCCGTAGTGATTCCTGACACCGATACGGACTTTATCAAAGCCATGACCAACCCAATCGTACCCCTTGGATCGGCACAGAGTGGAGTTACTGAATAATGGCTGAATTTACTTACGAACAAATAAACCAGCGGATACGCGATCTTCAAGAAGCGTATGGGCCGGGTTCAGCGCAAGAGCAGGTACTGGTAAGCAGGCTGCAATCTCAACTGCAAAAACAGCCAGAAAATCAGATAGACCAAGAACGTGGCGCGAGTGCAGATATACGCCTTCAGGTAGGTGCAGCGCAGAGTCCAGAGGACAGGCTGGCTACGATGCGTAACTTCTACCCAGAGGCTATACCCTATGGCGAGGACAATTTCCTAGCCATTAACCGGCGCAACAACCAGCCGTTCCTGTACAACCCACCCGGCATGGACTTAGGCGACATCCCCGAGTATGGACGAGAGCTTGTTACCGCTGGCGCAGGTATTGGTGGTGCAATGCTGGCTTCCCCCGCTGTTGCAACGGGCGCGGGAGCGCCAGCCCCTGTGATTGCTGGCGGCCTTGCATCAGCAGGCGCTGGATATCTGTACGACCAGAGTGTGGAGTATCTGGGTAACACGGTAGACACGCGCACGCTAGGCGAGCAGTTCGAGGACTACAGCGTTGAGGCCGCCCTAGGCATGTTGCCCGTGGATAAGCTAGGCGAACCCGTCTCTAACTTTTTCCGCATGGGCGTTATTGATCCGGCGAAAAACGCTGTACGAGAAGTAGTGCAAAAGTATGGAATACAACCTACTGCGGGTACAGTCGGCAACGGCCTACTGCAATCGTTAGAGGCTGGCTCACAAAGAATCGGCGCAGCGATGGGTAATTTTCAGCAGTCTGCCAATGAAATGTATGAGGGAATTGAAGAAGTCATTGAGAGCTTTTACAAAAGTGTAGGCGGTAAGCAGACCCCGGGTGATTCGGGCAGAAATGTAGTTGATAAGGGTAAGAAGTTTATTGATGACTTTAACGGTCAATCCGACCGCATGTACGCCGCTGTTGATGAGTTTATATCGCCTGACTCTTTGATCATGCCCTCAAATTTTGGTGCCGCCGCGCAGGAGATGCAGTTTTCAAGCCGACTGGGGAAACTGTTCCAGTCTGACCGAGCCACCAAAATTGTGGAGATCCTAGAAGAAGATGGGCCTATACCTTATCGAGAGCTGGTGAACATACGAACAGCTCTGGGCAAAATAATAGGCAAGAAAGCGACCGTTGGCCCGGGCGATATAGATACAGGCCAAGCCGAGCAGCTATACGCAGCCATCACGCGAGACATGGAAGAGATGGCAAAAGGCCAAGGCGACGAGGCGTTTGAGGCTTGGCAGGCCGCTAACGATTTCTATCGCGCTGGTAAAAAAACGATTAACGAGGTTATCTATCCAACGATGACCAGTGGGTCAGGTAAAGAATGGCTATCAGCAGAAGCCACACAGCGAAAGATAGCAAAGATGGCAGCCGGTGAGCCTGCTGATCTTGCAAGGCTTCAGACATCTAATGTCTTAGATGAGCAAGACATGGGCAGGGTCGGCGCTGGTATCTTGAATGATTTAGGCCAGCCAACTGTTCCCCCAGTTCGAGGGCAGGAGACTGTGGCTACACAGAGGTTGGCTCCGGGGCGAATCCCCGCGCAGACATCAAATAAAGTAATACATGAAGAGTCTGCTGATGTTCTGTTCAACATGACCAGTCGAGAAATACTCGACGATCTTCGCGTGTTGGGCGCTTCCATAAAACAAACAGATGAGCTGGTAAACCGTTCAGGTACCGGAAATGCAAACTTGATAAGCGGTGTGCTATCAGGCGCGGGAGCCGGTCTGGTCACTGGCGATCCGGCTGTGGTCAGTGCCGCAGTGTTATCAGGTTTTGTCTTGCCCTATCTCGGGTCTAAAGGTTTGCAGTCCAAGCCATTTATAAATTGGGTAACCGAAGGATCTAAGTCCGGCACCAGCAAGGAGTGGGTCAGAGCTGGCGCACGCATGGCAGCCAAAGAGGGCTTGATGGAGCTGTACGACGCGGTCATAGAGTTCGAGTCTGGGAACACTGGGGCTGACGCTGAAACTCGCGGAATGCTTTTTGAGTAAGGAAACACAATGGGTTTAGTAGATATTTTCAGGGCAGCAGGAGATGCCAAGATGGACATCATGAACAAGTTCATGGATCCCAACGGCGACGGCATGTACGGCAAGGCGTCTCAGTTCTTGGGTGGAATTGAAGACCGCAAGAACGAGCTGTTTAATCCAGAAACCTCAACACTTGGGGCGCTGGGATTCGGGCAGAACAACTTTGCAATCCGTGGCGCTGGAGAGATGCCTCAGATTGAGGAGATGCGAGCAGCCGACACGGCCAAGATGATGCAGAACTCACTAGCGTCTATTGGGGCCGTAAACCCCTCCGCTGGATTGGTATCCGATGGCCTCGTAGACCTTTCGACTCCGATACCAAAAAGCCCTTTCGTTAGTTCGGCAGTGCCTAGGACAACCGGGGCAGACGCGCTGGGGGCCGAGCTTTCCGCAGAGGATGAAAGACGCGAGCGAGAAATGAGCTTGATGCGCGGGGTGCTGGAAGACCCCAACACATACACGCCCACCCCAGAGGGCGGCATGCTGAGGATGGCGTGATATGGTCTATATGCTTCTAAAGATGGGAAACAAGCTCAATCAAGCAAAAGCTGCACCAGTGGCAGCCGCTGCGGTAGGAACAGGACTTGCCCTGTCCTCTCAAGATGCTGAAGCTGGTTTTGTAAGCGGCACGATAAAAGGCATAGAAGGCGCAGGTCGGGTCGCGCCTGACGCAACCAAGGGCAACATTATGGCTGCTCGCGCTATGGAGATGGAAGGCGCTGATCCTCGTACCATCTACGAAGAGACCGGATTTTTCCGCGCAGCCGACGGCAAAATGAGATACGAGGTTGCAGAGGACACACCCGAGCAACGTATGTTTCTCCGGGAGAAGGCAGGCAGTCCTAACGTCGAAATGCGAGAACTAGATCCCTTGAACCGAGGATCTTTTTATCCGCAACCGTACAATCAAATCTTCCTAAACAAAGCAATGGGTGAGGATGAAGCAAATTCTGTTCTCGCGCACGAGCTACAGCACGGCATCCAAAATGTAAGTGGTTTTGCGAGAGGCGGTAACCCAAAAACAGTAAAGAACGAACTGAACAAAGGATATATACAGGCACAACGTCCGCTGCGAGAAGGCTATTACGTTTTTAATAAAGGCTACGATTTGGTTCGTGACCTTGCTGCCATTGATGCTGTCTCTCGTTACCGCACTATGGCATCTAGCGGAAATCTGACGGGAAAAAGGAGGCTGCTGGCAGGCAACAGCAACTGGTACGAGTTCGGAGACGAGATTCGTCGAGCGCTGGGGCCAGAGCCTAAACGCCACAGGCCAAAAGCAGAACGTGAGCAATGGCTACAAGCCGCTTGGAGCGCTATGGCCGACAAGGTTGAAAGTCGTATAGACGATATGGCTTATAACAGCCTCTATCAACTGAGTCGTGTTAAAAACAGAAAAGCTAAAGATTTTATAGTAAACGGTCTAACCCCTGAGATACGCACAGACCAAGGCACGGAGGAGCTAAAAAGACTTTCATACGAGGAGAGAGTAGAAGCGGCTAAGGAATCTTTAGCGCAAGACCCAAACTTGGCACGCAAAAAAATAAATCAACTACAGCGAGTGTTAGATTCTGGGCCAAGAGACGATGCTTTCGCGTATAGCGAGATAGCGACAAAACGACATGAAACCGAAGACGCATCCGATTTTGAGCTTTACCAAAGGGTCGCAGGGGAAGTTGAAGCGCGAAATGTTCAAGCGCGTTTGAACATGACCCCAGAAGAGCGTAGGCAGTCTTACCCGCCAGACACGGAAGACGTGCGTAGAGACCAACAACTTTTGGCTGACAACCCAACTCAACGCGCACAGGTGGCGGGGTCTGTTTTGCCGCAAGCTGCACCGAGTTTTAACACCAAGGCATCCGCCATCGGCGAGGTCGCTGCGGCTGGACTTACTTCCTTAACGGCTCCATTCCTTACCGGCCCTAGCTCTTTCTTGGAGTCTATGAACCCTAATATACCTGTTGAAGAGCTGGAGCGCAGACGGGCGGCGCGGCAGGGCAGAGTCACCAGCGAGATCAGCTCGCCACTGGCGCAGGCATACGCCGAGCAGGCTCAACAGGCCGTGGCCCCGATACTGCAAGACATAAACCAAAACCCGTACCTGAACGCTCTCCCCTTCGACGAGCTGTACGAGTATGGCTCCGAGGCCGTGAAGGATCTACCTGCCCGGTTACGATTCATGGGCGGCGCTCTTCTGGATAGCACCGGGCTGTAATGATAATCGAATCGGTAGCAGCCGCCTCAGCAATACTCAGCTCCATTAATGGGCTGATCAAGCAGGTCAACGAGACCGGCTCCGG